GGATAACTTAGTATCTACTTGTTGTCCATATATAGATGCAACACCTTTATATAAATTTTCACCTATAGCTTCTTGTTGTTGATACATAAACTTACCTACAATTTCTGCTAACCCTGCATAAAAATTACCTAACTCATAATTACTAAGTAATGTTTTACCACCTGCAGCTACTTTTGCTGCATTCTTTACACCAAAAGATTCTAATACACTACCTACAGCTTTCATAGTTCCACCAAGTAATGCTTCTTCATAATCAATTCCATATTCTTTAAATAAACCTTTTATACCTTCCATTACCCTCCAAACATATAAGTCAACATATCTTGTTGCATTTTACGTACTTCTGCACCAGTTTGTCTAGCTTCTATAACATTTCCAAATTCATCTTCAAATTGTTTTGCACGTATTTCTTCTGGTGTAACAACACTAAACATAGATAAGTCAACCATACCTTTACCTGGATATTGTTTTTGTAATTCTGATGCTTCTTCGAAACTTAAACCTGCAAGTTCTGGTTGTGCAGTAAGAAAATTATAACTTGATAACTCTTCTGCTTTAGCTCTATTCTGGTTAAAAGCTATAGAAAAACTAGCAGCAAATCTAGTTGACCATATATCTAATTCTTCTTCTGTAGGTTTTCTACCTAACTTTGCTTCAAACACACCTTCTACCATATCATCAAGAATATAATCAGCAGGTGGTATATACTCTTGTGCCATTTTTCTAGCAGCTTCAGCTTCTTGTGCAGCTTCAAATTGTTCTGCATTTTGTGCCATTTGTTGTAAACCATAATTAAATAACTGTCTATGAAAACTAAAAGTACCATTAAGTTCTTGTGTTTTTTGAAAATATACTGGTGAATTTTCTACACCTTTAGTTACTTCGTTATATAAATCTGTACCTTCTTCTGCATATAAGTTTTTATCTATCCAATTCATAACAACTTTTATAGATGTTCTTAATTCTTCACTATATTCACCCATGCTTGATGCAAAGTAATTTTGTGGAACTATATCATTTTCCATCAAAAATGTTTGATAGTTAAGTATTTCTTGTGAACTAGCAAAGTTATCTATAATGTCAGCTAATGGTACTGCTGTAAAATGTCCAGGAAAAGGAACTAATTGTACTTTTCCATTTCTTTCTACAGGTCTTAATGGTGCATCACTTCCAGCAGCCATTAAAAATTCTACTTCTTCTGCAGCTAAATCTGGATTATTAGCAAGATAAGCTATAGTTGCTTGTTCATTACCAATTAAACCTAGCTTTTCATATTTTTCATATGTACTTGTATCTAATCCACTTGCTTCTACTTGTTGTTCTTGAACAGATGTTTGACCAGCAGAACGTCTTCTTGATGTTTCTGCTACTTCTGTAGTTATATCTCTAGGTTCTGATACCTCTACAGGTGCGCCTAAATTAGCACCACTTGCAGCAATAACTTTTTTAGATTCTTCAGGTTCTTCTGCAGGTATAACTTCGTTATAACCTGACATAAATTCTGCTCTTTGTTCACCAAGAAATGGTTCATCTGTTCCATATATTTCATCTAAAGTTTTTATAGCTTCTTTTCTTTCTGCATCAGTTCTAGCAGGAAAACGTTCCGCTACATAATCTACAAATGCTTTACTTTTTAAACCTTTTTCTATAACTTCAGCAGTTTGTAAGTCTTGTTGTATTTTTAAATCACCAGTTTTACGTACAGATTGTAAAAACTCTGCATATAATCTACCTAATTTTTTTAACATTCACTATCCTTCTGGTAAATAATCCAAGTATTCTTGGTCATCCCTATATAACTTTAACATAACACCTGTCCACACAGGCCAGAAATCAGGGTATTTCTCTATTACTAAATTAGCTTTATTATACATCCATAATCTAAGTCCTTTAGCTTTTACATCGTCAGAAGTTAACCACCAATCAGGATTGTTTGTTGGTGAGTATTCTTTAGACAATGCTTCTACATCTTCCCAATAAACCATTGCTTCTGCAAAACCTTGAGCTGCTTCGTATTCCATAATTGCAGGGTTTGTTCTCCATTGTGTTTTCATTTCATTAAATATATCTTTTGTAGCAGGTGGAGCTATCATTCCATACTCATCTGCTTGAAAACCAGGTAGTTGTAATTTAAGTTCTTCTCTATATAAACGTTTTAATAATGTTTTATTAAGACTAGATATATTAACTTTATCTAAGTTTTGTGTATATGTTTTGTATCTAAAGAAACCTATTGTGTCATTTACAGCTCTACGATATTGGTCAGGACTTAATAAATTCTTTTCATGTACAATATCATCATAACTTTTTTCTTCAAATGGATTATCTATGTTTAGGTAGTATCCACTTACATCAAGAGAATCAAATATAGCAGCATTTTCTTTTTGCCATTGTTGTACTCTTACACTGTATGGTTGTCTACCTACTTCTGATTGTGACCTAGGACTTAACATATATGGATGTTCTATGCCATATAGTTCAAAAAACTCATTGTATGTAGCCATGTCATTATTATTATTCTTTTCTCGTATTCTTATATACTCTTCATATAGAACAGCTTGTCCCCATAAGTTACCTTGTTCATCATCTACAAAGTATTCAGGTTGAAATCCTGTAGGTCCAAAGAATTGATATAAAAATTGGAAACCAAACAATGTACCTGATTTATGTTTTGCATACTCTAAATATGCATCTTCTAATTGACCTTGTGTAAGTTCACCTTTAGCTATACCTGGATATAATTTATCAAGATATCTATCTAACTTACCTGTTTCATATAACCTATTTGGTTCACCAGCAGATACACCCCATCTGTATATATCAATAGTAGCTTTAGCTCTCATACGTTCTGCTTCTGTACTACTGTCGTTTATAACATCAAAATCATCTGCACCAGTAAATAACCATGCATTTAATTTTTTATAAACAGGTGATATAGCAAATATATCTGATAGTTTTTCTGGAGGTGGGAACTCACCAAATAAAAACTTTTCTAAACTATTAGCCCAACCATACTTAGCACCCATCTTTGTACTAGCATTTTCTATAGGAGGTAATACTCTATCTATTGCAAAAGCTACAAATGGGTTAGGACCTGGTACAAAACCTTGACCTAGTAAGTTAACACCTTGTACATAACCTCTTGGAGATATTTGTACTCCTTGTTCTCCATCTGATAATTCATCATCAAATACTAAGTTTGACATAAAACCACCAAAAGGATAAACAAACATATCTTCTGTTGGGTCTTGTGGATTAGGTACAAACAAACCATCTTCAGAACTACCACCTAATGCATCTGCAGCACTACCACCTCTAAATCCTACGTGACCTTTACGTAATACATATGGATTTTCTGCAAGTAACTTACCCCATGTTTGGAATACTTCAAACCATACTTCAGCAAATGGAAATATGTTTACTAACTTATCAGATATTGTATGTCTTTGTTTTGTGTCATATAGTAATTCTTTTACTCCTGCTAAACCATATGCTTTAGATTCTGTATTCATAGCTTGATAATCATCAATCTTTCCAGGTGCATATAGTTTATCTGCAGCTCTTAACTCATCAATAACTTTTTTAGGCACTGATGCATCTTGTGCTTCTTTAATAAACTTTTGTCTTAATGGTCTACTAAAGTCTTCAAACCTTTCACCAATAAACATCCATCTAAATTGTTTAAATGTTGTAGACCTATTCAAAATACCTATAGGTTTAGTCATAAGATGGTCAAATACAGTTTGATAAAATACATCCATAGCATCTTCTACTTGTCCTAAGAAATTCTTATCTCCTGCATCATCAGCAAGATTTCTAGTTACAGTCATCATGCCTGGGTCTAAACCATCTGTTTTGTTATAGTAAAGTTTTAATTCATCAATAACTTTTGCTTTTTTAAATCTTTTAGTTAAGTTAGCTTCAGTACTAAAAAACTCTACAATGTCTTTTTTATTAGAACCATCAGTACCAAACTTTGCAAGTTTACCTTCTGCAATCATTTGTCTTATATTTTGGTTACCTGTGTTTTGATTTAATCTAAGTTTGTATTGATATGTACCATCAGCTTGTTTAAATATATCTTTACCTTCTGTTATTTGTCCACCAGCAGATATACGTATTCTTGATTCTAAAAATTGTAAATGTTGGTCTAATGTATTAGAACCATCTTTAAGTAACTCAGACCATTTGTTTCCACCGTATTTAACTAAATCTACTCTTGCTTGTCTACCTGCTGCACTTAGTATCCATTCATTTAACTCTGGTGTACCATAACCATATTTTGCAACTTGTTGTGCTATAGGGTCATTTCTTAAATGTCTTAGTTCTGCATATATTGATTCAGCAATTTCATCAACAGTTAAATCTGTTTTTTCTTTAGCAAGATATTCTAGGTATTTATTTTTTCTACGACTACCACCATCAGCTATATCAGTAGGTCTAAATGTTTTTTGCATAGCTTCTATTACTTCTTCTTGCATTAAAAACTCTACAGCATCATTGTTTTGCTTTGCTTTACTATATTTACCTAATGATATTTTTTCTAACATTGCACCAGCTTTACTATTAGGGTTGTGTGCAAATACCCATTGCAAATATTCATGTGGTTTGTTATAAAATCCTGCTAATCCTTTAACAGCTATACGTGCTTGTTCTTCTAAGAACACACGTGTAAAGAAAGCAAACCTCATAAGCACTAATGGTTTAAATACATTTCTTGTGTAAAAATTAGCTAAGTTTGTACCAAAGTTATTTTCTAATCTTTTAACAGATATAACACCAGGCTCAAATGGATTAGGCATATCATCAGGATTTTTAGACCAAGGTGCATGATACTTTAACCATTGTTGTGTATCGTATCTTAAACTTGCACGTTTATAAACACCGTCACCAACTTTTTCATAAGGTTTAAACATTTTGCCCATAGCTTTATCTAATAATCTGTAATCAAGAAGTGGTGCTATATTGTCTTGCATTTCATCAAATAAAGATGCAGTCATAGTTTGTACTTCACGTCTATTATTAAATATTGCAGCACCATCATCATTAATTTCATATCCATGAAAACCAGAACCTATGTTAGGTAATATCTTTTTATTTTTACCTGTTGCATAGATTTTCATTTTGTTTTGACCTTCAAACATTTCTTTAGCTGCTTGAGCAACATACTCATAGTTACCACCTTTAGCTTTAACCATTTGTACATCTCTCATAGCTTGTGTATTAGCAAAACTTCTTAATGCAGCTTTATCCATAGCATCAATAGAAGAAAACTCTTTTAATATCTTTGATGCTTCTGTAGGGTCATATCCATTGATTTGTAGATGAGATGCAAGTTGTCTGTAACCTACTTCAATATTGCTAAGAGGTATACCCATTTCAGGTACAACACCTAACATTTTTCTAAAGTATGGATTGTAACTAGAGTTAAAGTTAGAACTAAAACCTAAATATCTTTCAAAATCAGGTAGTTCTATACCTTCTTCCATTTTTACTTTTCTATATTCAGCAACACTATCCATCTTATCTACAACTTCATCAACAGAATCTTCTACTCTAATTAATCGTGATGGTTCTTTTCTATATATTACTTCACGTACCTTACGTGATTTTTCTCCTACCCAACTACCAAATGTTCTATATGATGCATTAGGATTTATACCTGTTTTTATTAAAGCTCTGTTTAAAGCTAATGAACCTGTTTTAGGTAACATCTTTCCAGGTAATGTATAAGGTACTGCTTGTCCAGCTGCATCTTTTATAACATATCCTGATTTACCAACCATATCTCCAAACATACTTTGTATTTGTACCCAATCATCTGTAGCAGCTATATCATCTCTAACTTGATATGGTAAATGTTTAGTAATTGGATTAGTGGCTAAGTACATTAAATCATCTTCACCAGTTGCAGCTAAGGTTTTAAAGAACTCTACATTAGTAGGTTGATTTAATATATCGTCAGTTGTAGCTTGAAAGAACCTTGGTACTCTACCAAACAATGTATTTTCTTTTTTAAGTTTACGTAAACCTTTTTTAACAGCACGTCTATCTTTGGTATATTCTTTATTTTTAATAAATCTACCTGTATTATCTTGAAACTTAGCAATATCACCAGTACCAGTAAGACCATCTATTTCATCTCCTACTGTTTCTAAAATATCATCAGCCATAGCTCTAGGACTAATTTTTACAGTTTTACCTGTTTTTTTAACTCTACCTGTTTCTAATAAATCAAATGCTTTATTAACACCTCTTAAACCTTTATTAAGATTTTTTACTCCTCTAACACCTTTAGCAGCAAATATCTCAGGAGCAAATTGATATAACATATCTGTAGTACCAGATAGTATTTCAAATGCTTTTGTACCTGGTTCATAAAATTCTGCAGCTGTAACCTTACCTGGTGAATATTCAAGAAGAATATCTCTATTACCCCATTCAGGTCTGTAATAATCTTGTTCTGTTTGTCCAGCCCAAAAGAATCTTTGTCTTGCTCTACCAGCGTAAAAATTTATTTTGTTAGGGTTATAACTAGATGTGTAATGTATTTCACCATTTTCATCACGTTGTTTAATTGGTTCACCAATATGCTTGTAAATAAAATCGCTGGCTTGTTCTGGTGACATACCATACTTTTGTGTTAAATCTATGTAATAAGGTGTATCTTCTGCTTGTACACTTTCTAATGTTATTTTTGTAGCCCTATCAAAGTTAAGTGGCTTTCCTTGTACAACATTACGCCACATATTAGCAAGTACTGGTTCACCACCCATATTGTGTGCTTCAGATACCATATCCATATATTTACGTATATTGTCTATACCACCTACTTCTTCACCCAAACCTTTAACAGATGATTGACTTAGGTCTATTTGCAACATACTTTGTGCTTTACTTGGTGATACACCTTCTTTTAATAATTTATCGTATGCACGTATATCTCTTAAATATGCTTGTGACCTACCTACTTTCATAGGTTGTCCAGGTGCTAATGCATTAACAGCAGTAGATATAACAGACCACTTACCTGCTGGTCCTATAGTTTGGAATAATGCATCTAATGCAGCAAATGTCCATACACCATACTGTACATCTCCAGGTTTAGCTCCACCTGGCATAAGACCACCTGTAAGTAAATCACCTATGGTCATCTTCATGTTGTCTTCTAAATGTTCATATTTATATTTTTGTTGTAATTCTTGCCAGATTTGTGCTTCGTTATATGTACGATTATTTACAACTTCTTGTGCTATTTGTTTAGGTGCATTATAACCTGGTGGTACTCCTGCTATAGAAAGTGATGCAGATACGTCACCTGGTAATTCTGGTAGTGTTTCTGCGTATGTTTCTAAATCTTTTTGTATTTGGTCATTTTGTTCAAATATAGATTTATAGTTATCTACTTGTGCATCATCACGATTAACACCACGCAACACATCATAGTATTCATTTCTATCATATAGAAAGAAACCCATTAAGCCTGCCTATTGTTAATAATCTCCAAAATCACTGGTGAAGGATTAATTTGATATATTGCCTCTAATATCGTATCAGTATTGTCTTGTAACTTTGCTGGACCACTACCCTGCCCTATTGGAACACCTTGTGTAGCTGGTTCACCAGGTCTTTCAGTAGGTGCAAATACATTAGGGGTAATAGGCATGTTATTTTGTTTTGGTAGGGGAGCAGCCTGTTGTTGTTCAACAAATGCTTTATTTTGCCCATAATCAGCGTCAGGTAGCCTTCTAAGGGGTTGTTTACTACTTCCTGGTCCTCCATCCGTCCTTTGCCCACCTTGTGGTGTAGCTACAGGTGCAGGATTATTTGGCTGTCTATATCCACCTCTACGATTCTTGGCCATTATTAAACTCCCTAGTTATCAAAACTATTACTCCAGGCATAGGAGTTATTATTTCTAATACATTTTCTGACAATATATCTAGTTCGTCTGTTACACCATATTCGTTATATATAACATCCCAGAACTCTACATCAAAATAATCTTGCATTTTCTTATACTCCGAATGCCTGTGCCATTGTTGGTACTCCACCTTGTCCTCCTAATTGCTGTTGCATCATTTGTTGTTGTATCATAGCTTCTTCTTCAGGTGACATCTGTGGCTCTTGTGGAGTGTAGAACTGCTTCATTATATCTGTGATAGCAGATGGAAACTCGTAAATAGCTATAGCAGCCATTGTGGCTGATGGGTCACCTTGTGCAGACCTAGCTAATATACTGTCAAACAATACTTGTTCAGCTTTGTTCTTACGTATACGTTCTTGTACTTTTGCTATGTTTTCTAAACCGTCAATATTATCTTGTAATGTTTCTACATCAATTACACCAGCTTGTAATAATTGCAATCCAGTCACAATTTTTTGTGGTTCATCAAATCCAGCCATAACACCATAGATACGTCTTGTCTTAAAGTCACCACCTATATCGTTTAATGGTGAATAGTTTTCAGCAAATGCAGAACCATTAAGATAACCAGCCATAGGTTTCTTAGATATACCTTGAGAATAAGATAGGACTACATCCATTTCTAATCTCTTATTATCCATTTGTACCATAGCTGTTTTGATAATATCTCTATATTCAGAAATCATAAGTGACATAGTGCTGTTAAGTTCAGATAGACCTGCACCAGTTACAAAAGAGTTAGGACTTTGTGAATCGTCAGTTACAGGATAACCACCTACCATTCTAAGTTGACGCTCTAATCTATCTACTTGTTGGAACAACTGATAAGGTATGTTGTTCATTGGTTTAGAAACTTGTGTTCCTGGTGCTAGATAGTTAACAGCAAATCTACCTTTACGATATTGTCCTGATTCTATTTCACCAGATATGTTTGTTTCTGTAAATACTGAGTCTTCCATAGCTATAGCTGACATAATATTTATTTTTGCCATCATGCCCATCAAACCAATTACATGGTCATATTGTCCTTTTAGTTGGTCAAAAGATGTTCTCTTCATAAAAACAAAAGGTGGTGTAGATAATACGTTAGGTATAAAATCTAAAATCATATTACGTTCTGGGAATACAACATATGTACCTCCCATGTCGTAATACTCAATTACTCTTACACCAGAGTATGTATTATCTTCCCAGTTTTGTTCTCTGTTATTTTCATATGACATAAAAGGTGCAGCTAAATCACCATTAACTTCATCACCTTCATCATCATCTTGTTTAAGTATTTGTTCAGCAAACTCTGGGTATATCTGTGCAAGTTTATATCTAGGTATACGTCTTACTACAGCCATTTCTCTAGGTTGTTGGTCAGGACCAAAGTTACCTGGAAATGTATCATAAGGGTCACGTAATTCTGCTGATGGATAAAAGTAACCGTTAGTATCACGCTTTGTTGTTATTACCCATGCACAGTAACCGTAACCTGGTAACCATCTTGATGCTTGTTGTAATTGATTTAATAAACCTTGTTTATCATCATAGTTAGTTACTATGCGTTCTAGTTTTTCTGCTCTTTGTTTACTTCTAGCAGAATCATTATCATTAGGAACATCAACTCTTACTTGTGGTATTCCAGAAACTTTTTGTGCAAGTCGGTCAATACCTGACTGCAACATGTTAGGAGCTGGTAATAAATCAGCATCAGAGGTTTCCATTGTATTACCTAGTAATGCTTTAATACCATCTGCACCACCATTAAGAATTGCTTTTATTCTAGCTTTCTGTACTTGTCTTTCTTGAACTAATTTACCTGATGTAAGCTCTGCAGCATTTTGTATAATCTCTTTGTAAGATTTTATATCTAAATTTTCTATGCCCATGGTGCTTCGTTCATCTCACTCATTTTAAAATCTCCATAACTAGGATTGTATTCTAACCCTATATCAGCAGCATGCTCTTTTTGCATACGCCTAAAAACCTTCATAGGAAACCAACTAGCCATAACTATATCAGTTTTTTCCTTGTTTCTTTTAGAAACAGGTTTTCCATCAAAGTATAACAGTTGTTGCCTATATTGCTGTACTTTTGAATTTGACACACCATCACCAGTAGGTAAATGTATTCTTCTATCTTCAAATAAATCAGCCATAGCACCCACACCATAAAGTGGGTCATGTTTATTTTTACCTGTCAAATGTCCTTGTACAGTTATACCAGTACGTAGTGTAAATTCTTTTATAGCTGCATCTTGTCTAATAGCAGTTTGAAATCCGTTTTCTTCTACTATCCAATGTCTAACATCATACTGATGTAACCAATCAGCCATTTGGTCTAATGCAGCTCTAATACCACCGCCACGTTTATTTTCTAGGTCAACTAGATAAAGCTCACCTCTGTACTGGTCTATACCCCAAAGCACACTAGCTTGATATCCACTAGATGCAGGGTCAAGTCCAGCAACAAGATATAAGTTTTTATATACTTGTCCTAGTACTAAGTCAGGTCGCATACATTGGTCAATTATGTTCATTGTAAATATTTGCGTACCTTCTACATATGCTTGATTAAAATAAACCATTTCAAATGTTTGTCTACCACCTGTAGATTCTGCAGAGTGTAACCTAGACCTTAACCATTTAAAACTACGTTTGTTAGACCACAACATACAATCAACATGTTCATCTTCTAAATGTTCTGGTATTTCACAATCTAATGCATGTGCTGTTTCTACTATGCTTGTAAAGTTATCTGATTCAAGTAAGTGGTTATATAAATCATCAGGGTGTTGTCTTGACCCAATTACAATTACAGCTGTATGTTCTTCTTTACGACTTGATAATGTTGTTGTCCACCATTGTCTTGTACTTTCTCTTGCACCAGGTTGCATAGTAGTTTGGTGGTCTTCAATGTCGTCTGCAATTATTATGTCACAGTCCCTTGATAGAATCTTTCCACCTTTACCTACAGCTACCATAGTAGGTGATTTAATACCTGCTACTGTTCTTGTACCTACAGTAAATTGATTTTGTGACCAGTTTTTACCTGACCTGTTATCTGGTTTAAAGCTAGTACCTGGTAAACAAAAATCATCTTGTAATTCTTCATTAGTATCTAATACATCAAGTACAGCAGATAATGCATTCTTAGCTATGTCTTCGTTACCACCTACCCACATAATCCTTACATTAGGGTTTTTACATATCTGATACACAGCAAAGTGTATTAACAATTCTGTTTTTCCGTGTCGTGGGGGTGACAGTATTAATAACTCTTTACCGTTATCTATAGAATCTATAATGTTATTTATCCAGTTAGTATGAAAAGGCGCAGTGTCATACTTCTTTCCAAGTTCGGTTCGGAAATATCTTTGTCGGAAGTTCGAAAAATTTTTGAGGGATGCTTTTGCATCTTCGGATAACTCCCAATCTTCTGCAGCTACTTCGTTTCTAGTGTCAATCTTGTAGGCAGCAAGCATGCGACTGACAGTAGCAGAAGTGCAACCAAGGAGGGAAGCTGCGTCAGCTACTGCCATGTCGCCAGTTGCAACTTGTTCAGCTATTCCCTCACTTACGAAAGCTCGGTAATACTGACCTCGTCTAACAGAGGCGTAGTCGCCCTCGTCAGACTTACGTTCTATATTAATAGGTTTTTGGTCAGGTTGCTTGTTGTGTCGTTTATCTCGTGCAAACTGTCGTTTCTGGCATGTAGGAGTGCAAAATTTACGTTGTTTCCCTTTTAATTTTTTCCTACAACCCTCTGCTATACAGATAACATTGTTTACGGTATCGACCATTATTAACTATCTTTCGTTAGATGTTTGTATAGTGAGAATTATATGTTATAGTAGCTCTAATTACAAACACTTAACACAAGTATTTTGTTACAGGTAAAGTGGTGACCGGGACATCGAAAGCTGCTGACTGGCAAGACAGTAACGTAGAAACGCAAAGGCAGTACCCAAGGACACTAAGAAAAGGTTAAGTCAAACAAAATCGGCTATGCC